ATATAAATCTATATTCCCTTTTGTTCCAATTTTTAAATCAAATTGTTCCCAATTATATTCGTCTAATGTTTCTTTATCTAAATTTCCTAGATAATATTCTCTACGAATTTTTTTCATCTTAGAATAATCGAATTTTGCTTTTTGCGCAGCAAGTCTATGTTGAGATAAAATTTCAACATATTTCGCATGTAGTATTGGTGTGTTGATTAATTCTTGGTGAGGTTTTGATTCATCAATCTGTCCATCTTTTTTCCAATATTCAATTATTTGCTCAAGCTTTACCATAAAAATCTCACATATTAAAATAATATATAGGTTTTAAATTCTGGTAATATCGTATCTTTTAAATTTAAAATTAGCAGTTGCAGTTATTGTGTGTTCAGAACCCAATCTAATATCCAAAGGTACTTGTGATAACGATATTGGAAACATATCAATAAAGTGTACTTTCATTTTAGGGGTATTATTTGCAGCTAAGATAGTTAGCTCAGCATCTGCGTATTGTGGGTATGGTACGTTCTCGCTGTATTTTGATGCATGGTTTAAATTTGTGTATTCACTAAATTCTGTTGGAAAAGCAATCCCTCTCATCCAATCATGTACTGCCATCCAAGATTGAATTTCCTCATCAACCAAAAATTCAATATTAAATGGTTCATAAACAAGTTTATCGCCAGGAATACTTAAATCCGAAAATGGAGTATTTTGTAATGTATTTTGAGTTGATAGTCCAGGAATATTTACTGATTGACAAAAAAATTGAGTTGATGTTAATCTTGGGAATGATAGTATAAATTTTGCTGATTGTAATAGATCGTTGTTACAAACAGATGTATCTTTAATTGTCATTGAGAAATCCTTTCCAAATGGAGTTTACAGGTATTTATAAATTCTAAATAGATTAAAAATCCCTTTACTTTTTTCAACATGTAATGTATAATAAACTTGTTGAATGTTTTTTAAATGATGGAGTTATAGATGGTACAAGTAGTAGTTTTAAGGCCAGAAGAAGTCAAACCAAGACCGGATTTAGTCGGGAAATGGTTAGACCATACACATTATCACACTTTAGTGGAAGAAGATTTTGATTTATATCTTCCTCCTGAATGTTCAGATTTTACCGCAGAAGAAAATTGTGATAAAAATATGGAATGTAATTCATGTACTAAAGGATTAACAGAAAAAAATATTGTTTTTAAGTTTAGAAAAAATTTCTTTAATAAAGAAGAAGCAGCAGCTGCATATGCCGGTTTAAGGGATGCTGCGGTAGAAACTCAAAATAGAGGTATGGCAGGTGGTCCAAGAGATGGAACCTGTGCTGGTAGAGAATGGGTTAAAGATGAACAATTCGATATTCTTGAATTTTTCATTAAAAATAACTCAAAAGATATTTTCGGTAATTATGACCCAAAAAAAGAAATTGATTCAATTAGAGCGAAATATAAAACTTTAAAGTCAGATGAAAGTCGCGGAGTTGTTTGGTTAGCTGAAAAAGTCAAACAGAATAATTTTGTATTTAATGAATTTGCTGATGCTCTTTGTTCAGAATCTCCAGAAATAGCTAAAGAAAGAGCTCAAGATATTTTGGATAACTATATCAGCAAAACAACTTATGCTAATGTTGTTAACTCTGGAATTGCTGGTTGGTATGATAGATACCCTAGGATTCCATGGGGAAGAGCAACTTCTTATACAAGAGATAATCCAGAAAAGTTTGCTAAAGCATATCCTTTTTTACAATCCTTAGCTAAAGGATTTAATGATATGTTGCCTTGGCGATATGGAAACCAAAAACGTGCTGCTGAATCTATTGATCCAAAATTTGTTGTTCCTGAAACTCCATTTACAACAATTACAGTAAATAAAAATTTTAGAACAGCTGGTCATTATGACCCTGCTAATATGGAAGACGGTTTTGCTAATCTTTGTGTGATGTCTAATAATGATGCATTTGAGGGTTGTTATTTGGTTTTCCCTGAAGTTGGGTATGCGGTAAATATTCGACCAACAGATTTATTATTGGTAAATAATCAAGCTGGTTTACATGGTAATACAGAATTAATATTAAATGATCCGGATGCTGAGAGAATTTCTATTATTGCTTTTTTCCATGAAGGTATGTTAGAACTTGGGTCATTTGATTATGAAAATACTCGTAGAGAATTTGTTGACTCTAGAAGATTAAACCCTGATCATCCGGAACAAAGATTTAGATGGAATGGAATTAGTCCAGGGTTGTGGGATTCGGATGAATGGATTGATTATTTGTTGAACCAACCAAACGGTAAAGATTGGTTACAACAATATCATAAAAATTTATATGATCGTAGATTTGGTAATAGTATTGATGCATTCTTTTAAGGTAAAATATGAGAAAAATTTTAGCAGTGATTGGTCGTCCAGGGGTTGGTAAAACAACCCTTTTTAGAAAATTTATTGAACACAAAGAATGGGAAAAACAAGAACTTGTTAAATTAGTTCCTAGTCTGTATAATAAAGAATTAGATTTACATATTCTAGGCAAATATGAAGATGGTGAAGTATTTGCTGGTACAGATAGGATGAGTATGGCAGTAATGCCTGCAGCTGTTGAATTTGTAAAATCAGTAAACTCAAATATTATTTTTGAGGGAGATAGGTTAACAAGTTCAACGTTCTTTGATTTATTATCTTCTTTACCTGATACAGATTTTCAAATTTTTGTTATTACAGCAAATGAAGATTTATTATCAGAAAGATACGAAGAGCGTGGATCTAATCAATCAGAAACATTTTTAAAAGGTAGAAATACTAAAATTTCAAATATACAAACAAATATGGAATTTATGTTTATTTCTGAAACTTTTTTTAATAATAATTTTGAAGATCAAACAATTATTCTTGATCGGATAGAACAATTCTTTAAGTAAAAGAAAAGGGAGCTTCGGCTCCCTTTTTGTTTCATCCTTGAAACATACTATTACATTAAGTTTTTAACAGCAAAAATTCTGTAATAGTTGTTGCTACGAGGAGTAATAGCACCCAAGCCTTGAGATAAACCTTCAGCGAATGGGTTTGCTACGATACCGTAACGAGTTTTGAAACCAATTTTTGGTTGGAAAGTACCTGGATCAACCGCACGAACCATTTGTAGAGGAACGTATGGGCAGTAGAAAATACCTGAGTCATAAGGACTTGTACCTTTATAACCAACAGTTACTAATTCTACGTTTTGAGCAGAACCGCCAAAATATGGATCGATGTAAACTTTGATGCGACCATGTAACAAACCTGCGAAGGTGTTACCAGTATCATCAACAGTTAAATCAGCACTTAAAGCAGGAGTATATTGTAATACACCAGCCATAGCTAAAGCTGAAGCAACGTCTGAAGAAACGATCAAAATGTTACCTTTACCACGACGAGTTGCTTTTGCGATTTGATTCGCTTCGCGTTCGATATGATAAATTAAACCTTTAAATCTTTCAACTGACCAACGGCCATTAGAGTCTGTATCTAAATCGAAAACACCTGAAGTAACAGTACCAAATTGAGCACCTGGTTTTGCAACTGTGTAGATAGTACGAATAACTTCACGGTTCATTTCAGCTAAGATTTCTGTAGACAGAATATTTGATAATTCTGTTTCAGCATCTAAACCATGAACTGCTTTCAAGTCTTGTGCCATTTCTAAACTGTATTCAGCTTTTAATGCGCGAGTTTTTGCAGAAACAGTAACTTTCTCGATTGAGATAGCCATTTGAGCAAACGCAGCATCCAATGCTTCACCAGTAGCAGTAGCCATACCAACACCAGTATCAAATGATGTGTTAGCTAAAGGACCAGTTGAACCAACAGCTGAGTTAGCAATACCGCTTGGAACTGTACCATTAGTACCAACAATACCTGAGAAGATAGTGTTAGCTTCGTTGTAGAATGCTTCGTCACCTGATTGTGTGCCATAACGTGAACGTAAAGCAAAAATTAAACCAGTAGGACCAGTCATTGGCTGAACGCCAGCAACGTCATACGCGATCAAGTTAGGTAATGCACGACGAACCAAGCTGATTAAGATAGGATCAAAGTTAGAAATACCACCAGCAACGTTAGTTGGAGCAGTTTCGTTCAAAGTTTGACGATCTTGTTCCATTGCGATTTGTTGGTTTTCCAATACAATAGCAGTAACTGCTTTTTTGTATGGATCAGCGATTTTAGCCATTTCAGGATGTTCCAAAATTGGACTCCATTTAGCTTCTAATTCTTCATTTAATAAAGCCATTTAAATTAACTCCTTTTATTTTTATTTTAAAATATTATTTATTTTAATAATGTTTTTGAGATTCTAGAAGCATAAGCAGCAATCAATGGATCAACAGCTTTTGTTTCTTTTTCTTCGTTTAAATTTACTACATCGTTTAAAGATTCGATTGAAGCAGGTTTAACTGTTGCAACTGAGAAATAAGATTCTTTAATTGCTTCAATTTGATCAACAAAATCACTTTCGCTTACAAATTCTACGCTCTCTGCAATAGTTTTAATTTTTTCAGCTTGAGATAATGTTAATCCTTCACATACAGAGTGAAGAGCTTCAACTTTCTTTTGTTCTGACAATTTTTGTTTCAAATCAATGTTTTTTGTCATTTCTTCATTGACTTGTCTTTCTAATGCCTCTACTTTAGAAGCTAATTCTTCTACTACATCAAATTTTTCTTCAGGAATGTCGATATAGTGTTCTTCGAATACAGTTTTTAATGAATCAATAAAACCTTCAGCAATTTCAGTTCTTAAACCTGATTCTACTGCTAATTTATTTTCTTCCATCCAAGATTCAGCAACGTAATCTAAATACTCATCAACTTTAGTTGCGAAATCTTCTTTCATTTCTTCATAAGCTTCTTCGAATTGAGCAACATATTGTGCTTCTAATTCTTCAGCCAATTCAGCAACTTTAGTTTTTACAGCTGCTTCAAAAATTGCTGTTGCTTTACGTTTAAATTCTTCAGAAAGATTTTCGCCAGCCATTAATGCTGCAATATCTTCGTTAGTTTCTTCTTCTTCGTTAACAAATCCACCAGTTTTAGCGCCAGTTGGATTAACAGTTTTAGCAGGAGCTGATTTTAATTTTTTAGCAGCTTCTGGGTTGTTAGCTGAATCACCAGCAGGTTCTGTTGAAGTTTTACTTGGTATTTGGTCTACATCAGTATTTGAAATAGTTTTATTGGCTGGTTGTGCTGATAAATGCTGCCCTGCTTCAGACCCAACTGGTGGAGTTTGACCTGGAGGTGTAGCTGTTGGACCATTTACTGCAGGTTTTTCTAAACCTGGATTACCTACATTTTGTGCAGAACCATGAATGGTATCATTCAATTTTTGACCTAAACCAAATGAATCTTGGCCAGAATCTTTAGATTTTCTGTTTGCATTCAAGATTTCCATTGCTGCTTCAGAAAGGTTTAAATTTTTATCTTGTGACATTAAATATCTCCTTAATATTATTTAATAATTATTTATTAAAATTATAATTTTCGTAAAAAGTTTTCAAATATTTGTAAAGCAACTGGTTCAACATCAGCAGCTTTAAGTTTTTTTAGTGTTTCTCTAGATTCTTCTAGATATTGCTCAACCCAACCTTTCCCTTCAATATACATCCATTCTTTACCTTCCATCAATCCTTCAACATAACAATCTTTACCAGATGGATCTAAAACAATATCAACTGTGACTAAACGAAAATCTGGTTGGACATATTTAATACCATTAGATTCTTTAATTGACCCCATACCACGAGTAGAAACGCCAAAATTTACACCAGCATCAATAAATGATTTTACGATATTGCCATTTGGTGTATCTAAAATTGTAGCTTCACCGAAACAACGGTGATCATCAAAATCTAATTTTGTAATAAGATGGGATACTTTATCTGGATTAATTTGTGGACCTTCTGGGTGTGATAATTCACCTAAAGCTCTACGAGTATCAATATAATCTCTTTTATATCTAGCAACTTCAGGAAGCATATTTTCTTTTACATAAATTCTTCCGTTTCTATTTTGTTCATTGCAATGAATAAAATAACCTTTAATTGAATGTTGTTTTTTACCGCCAACTTCTTCCACAAGAACATCTGTCTCGGTAAATTCGTTTAACACTTTCATTGTTCTGTTAACTCCTGTTGTTGATCAGATTCCATTATATCTGATGTTATTTGTGCAGCTTGTTCTAATACTTCTAGAAAACTTTTATCTGAGACAGTTAAATGTTCAATTACTTCTTCATTAGATTCAATAAAATTTAAAATTACATCAGCACATTCTTTATTTATATTCAACTCGGATAAGTCATCAAACAATATAGTTTGGGTATCGTTATTCTCAGATATTTTATTTAATTTTTCAATCACAGCTTCTGTTGTATTTGAAAATTGAGAACCATCTAATGGAATTGTTATATATTGATCTAAATGATCTGAATGATATAATGCAACTTGTTGTCCATTAGGGAATCTTTGGATAAATGTTCTCTTTAATACTAATACTTGTGGTAACTCTTTATGTTTTGATTTAGGCATTGTAGTAAGGATTATCTTGTTGATCAGAATCTGCATCAGCAGGTTTACTTTTTTTCTTAGCTGCAGGAGCTACATCTTTATCTTGTTGGTCACCGTCATCTGGTTGTTGCGGTTGATCTCCACCTGGAATTGCATTAGGATCACCGCCTAACCCGCCCATCATTGTTGGATCATTCATTAATTTTGGATCAGGATATAATCCTTGTTCAATTTCGTCTGAAATTTCTTTCATCATTTTATCTATGTCATCATCATCAAATTGAAGAACATTTTTTTGTATCCATTTTTGTGAATAATATTTACCCACATATGGATCTAACATTGTTAAAACATTAACTCTGTTTTGTAATAATTGAGATTCTTTTAATTCCGCGTAATTATTATCTTTTTTGAAATCATAAAAAATGTTTTGCTTGTATTCTTCAAATTCTTCTTCAGTACAAATACCTTTAAGGTAGCATTGAACCTTTAATGCTTGGTCAAATAAATCAGAAAATTTCAAACGAAGTCTGTTGATAAATTTATCAAATTTAATTTCATCTCTTGATATCTGATCTGAATTACCTACATCAAATGGAGTTTCTGGTTGTTCTAATCTAGAAAAAGGTACGCCAAGAGCTTTATATAATTTTTTCTCAAAATATTGAACCATTGACATGTCATCAAACGCTGATGATGATGGTAATGTTGTAATTTCTGTTGATTTATTATCTGAGCGGCGAGGTAGCCAAAAATCTTCCATCATAGAAAGGTATTTTCTATCATCTCTGACTTCGCCAGTATTAGCATCATAAACCACTTTATTTTTATATTTTGTCATAATATCTTTTAGATATTGTTCTGCTTTCATTTTAGGCAGATTACCAACATCAATATAAAAAATCCTGCGCTCTGGTGCTCTAGAAACTTTGTAAATGACCGTAGCGTCTTCGATCATTCTAAGTTGATTTAAAGGTTTAATTGCTTTATGTAGATAACTTAAGATAATAGATCTTTTTGAATCTAATAAACCAGATGTTACGGCAATGATTGAATCTGGAGCAATCCTTAAACCTGAATTCGATAAATTTGATTTTGTTGATATAACTTCAGAGTAGATATAATATTCTTGATAACCCTGTACTATATCATAACCAGTAATTTGATCTTTAACTTTTTTTAATTCACGGATTTTGGTTAATTTTCTTGGGTCAGTATATCTTAATTCTTGAATTCCTGCAGTCGTATTATCTTTATCTAAAATAATATTATAATACAATCTACCATCAACATAAAAACGTCTGAAAATATCCTGGCCTAAATTTTTAAAATTTAATAGTGTCAGGATATTTTCAAATTCTTCTTCAATAGCATTTTTTACTTTTGGGGATACTTTTACTTTGTCTAAATTAATTTCAACTGCGCTTTCTTCTTCTTGGATAATTGCTTCGTTGATAATATCATCAACTGCGCTTTCAATTTCAGGTTGCATAGCCATTTCACGATATCGAGTAATCAACTCAACATCATTTTTGTAATTAGAATCTAAATCAATACTTGTACCATAATGTGCTGCAGCAGTGATAGTTACTGCACCATCATCAAGTACTGGTGGTGAAAAAGAAGGTAGCACTTCCTGTGCTGGTACGTCTTTCCCTAATTTAAATCCGAATAATGAAAATTTAGCCAAAATAATTTACCTTTAGTTTGATAGTATAATAATTATATATATTAAGATACTGAATCGGATTCCCAATATTGATATGAGAATGTTACACCGAATTCCTCAATTCTGTCATTTGAACCCCATTCAACTTGAATTGGATCAACAGTATTAGGGAATAAACCAACAAATTTATATGTTTTAATTGGTAACCCAGTTTTAGAATATTGTGTTACGGTAGCATCAGCAGTATATAACTGTGAATTGATTGCACCAGCAGCACGAACATTTTGTGAATGACTATTTAATTTATCAGACCATTTTTCAAATGCATTTCTAATACTAAAATCTTCGTCATTGATTACTGAAATATTCCAATCTGGGAATTGTCTATCTCCAGCAAATTTTACTTGACGACCAAAATAAAACTGACTTGCAACACCAACAATTGATGGTGGTAATGTCGCTGCATGTGCCATAAATGTTAACTTTTGTGAAGCAATTGGTGAACTAGCAACTGTTGGAAATGTTAAAGACACTGAAAATAAATTAGGTCTTGCACCATCACCAAGCATTGCTGCTCTAAATTCTGCAATATTGAACGCCATGTTCGGATACTCCTTGTTGAAAAACGTAAAAATTCTTTATAATATTTATATAATCTTGGTGGAGATTACTCCACCAAGAATTTGATTTTAATTAAAATTTACCAGCAATTTCACTGAATTCAACGCCAGTACGAACTGCTACGAAATTCAATTGGATAAAGTTAATAGATCTAGCAGGTTTAATGTAAATATCACCAACAAATCTATTAGTATCAATAACTTCAGGTGTGTTATTTGTTTCGTCGCAAATAACTTTAAAATCATAGATACCTCTGCGTCCTTTAACATCTCTTAAGAACGGTTCAACCATAGCAACAAATTGAGCTCTTGTGAATTGATCATTAAATTCAAATAGAGAGTATTTTGCTGCAGTAGCAATTGCTTTTTCAAGAACAATAAACAATCTACGAACATTAATACGATCAAATGCACTAGCTTTAGCTTGTAAAGTTTTATCTCCATAAAGAATAATACCTTCTCCTGGAAATGCACAAACTGGATTAATTCCATTTTTGTACAATTCATCACGCTGAGTCTTTGATGGATTCCAAGACAATTTAATTGCATTCATTACTTGGCCACGATTGAACCCAGCAGGTGACCACCATGGATCTCTTAAATTATCAGTTCTAGCACATAAACCAGCTGTATCCGCATTTAATGGTACATAGCGGTATTTATTGTTATATTTATCAAATTGATATTTCCACCCGCTATCCATTACACCATAAGATGTTGATGGAGATAATGAATTTCTATATGAAATAAT